TATTGAAATTGGTTAAATCTTCTTTTTCACCAATAAAATCATCACCGTTTTTTAAATTATTAATTAATTTCTCTGAGTATGTAGCGTGTGTCCAAGTATTATTAGTTTGTTTAAAAATTTCTTGTTCATGTGATTTCTTCCAAAACCCATCATTCAACATTTCTTGCTCATTCAAATATTCACGTATAGTAGTTGCTATAAATTTTCTTAATTCCATATTAGTAAATATTCGTTAAACATATGTAAGGTCAAACATGGTTTATTTATTTTAATATTGATTTACTTTTTACTTTTAGTTCATCACAACGATATCTAAACCCATATTCACAATACCATAGACTTCGACAATTAAGTCGATTTATTTGGTCACCATAGACATTCAAAAAATGTGTTAAATTCATTTTTTCACACTCCTCACATGTAGGTATATTTTTAGATTTAAAATTAAAATAATGGTGAATGTATTTTAATATTTTACCCATGTAGAACTATTTTGTGTTTAGTCAATTTTCTAATCGGTATAATTGGTATAATCTTAATTAATTTACCATCACGAATAAATTGTTTCATGGTTACATAATTTACCACCTTATCAATGGTTGGTAAGGTAGTGAAGATTATTTTATAGATTGTGATGTTATTATCTATTTCACACACCACATCAACACTCAACCACCTTCGTCCCACCTTAAACTTATACTTACCCACCATATTATTTTACATTTCTTCTAAATATTCAGCAACCCAGTTAATTTCAAAACCGAGGGAACGACCACCATTCAATGGTTTTAATTCTATATTTTCACCATCAAAGTTTTCAAGTGTACCATACCATGTTTTATTATCCTTAAGAATTAACATGATTATTTTACCTTTTTCACATTCATCAAGTTCATCACTCGATTTTAATAACATATCAATGGTTTTTTTCTCATCACCAATGGTGACCACAACTTTAGTTATTAATTTATTTTCATTTTCTTCCATATTATAAATGTATTAATTATATTTTAAATAAACTATTTTATACAACACTTTCTTATGAATTTGGTTGGTAAAAAAGTGTCTTTTATAACACAATCCTCTTTGTCTATATAGGCATAACCAGCCCGAATACCATTATGAGGGTCGTCATTATTGAGTATCGTGTAATTACCACATTCTTCCTTAACTAAATAAACGTTATCTATTAATGAACTGTACCAATACGTGGGTCGACCACTTTTAATAATACGAACTTCCATTATAATCTTTAATGAAATGAGTTGTAGGTTTCTATTGTAACCTTTCTCATGTAACATATCTGCGTATACTCATCATATTTAATACCATTCCCACGTTTAATCTCAGTTAACATAAGATTAATATTAACATAATTTGATTTTATTTTAATAACATCATACCCTCGAATAACTTTTGAATCAAACTGAACATACCAATAAGTATATACGGAATTCGATTCGGGTTCATCTTCAGGTTGGTAAAAATCATCTTGAACCGAGTGTGTTACCGACTTATCTGTTTTTTCGTTTGTACAACTAATTAAGGTTATTACTAGTAAACCAAGTATAATTTTCCTCATAATGTTTTTATTGATTTTCGTGACATTTTGTGTTTTTTAAGAATTTTGGGTACAAGTGTGTGACCTTTTACATGTGTAAACCACCTATCATTTAAATAACTGAATAGGTGTTGAGACCCGACATCATCTGTTATGTAGTAATTATTTTCGATATAGTCATCCATTGTTATCATATAGTAATCACCTTCCGTACAAAATTTCACACCTGTGTAGTTCATATAACCATCCTCACAACAATAAACGTATTTTTTCATAATTATCACCCCCTTTATGTATTATTTTAATGATGTCATAATCACCAGGGTTTCTAGCAACATTAAAGGCATAACCATCATTGGTTCTACTACCCGAATAACCCGGATTTGGTTCGATATACACAACCCTGTGATTATACACGTCAAAACCAACCTCACCCTCATATAAAAAAATAGAACCATGTTTTCCCAAAAGTATATCACCAACACCACACAAACGTAGGTCAATGGTTTCTTCCATAAGGTTAGTTACCCATTCAAAATTTTTCATGATTTTTCCTTTTTAAAATTTCATATACTAAACGTTGTGTGTACTAACTACGATACCATTCCAAATAACCAAATTGGACAGAGCATCAACCAATAAAAAAATCTTTCTTCCAAAATTACCGCTAAATTCTCTTTACCTATTTTTTTACAGTCGTTTTTCCAAATAAAATAGAATGGTATAAACAACACAAACTGCAATATAAAACATATCAATATCTGATTCATAATTTATTTTTTTTTAATCGTGTCTTACTTTTTTATACGTTATTGATGTGTAAAATTTCCACACCCATACCCTTAATGAGTAGTGTGTAAAATAGTGCCACTCATCTTCTTTTTGAATGTTTTCCCATGACTTTTTAATTAAAAGTCTGGGTTTACGTTTCATAAATTCCTTAAAGGTTATAATACACATAAAGTTACTGATTTGTTCTGTTAATAATAAATTCATCAAGAGCTGTATACAATTCAGGTGACCTTCCATGTATGTTACATAATGTCTCAACTTCCTCGAATAACATATTGTAAGTGTTTGCTGTGTTAATAATAAAATAATCCATATCTAAACATATTTTAATTAATATAAAGGTTTTTCTGTTTATTTGATTAAATATAGTTATTTAATATGGTTATAACAAACTTTTTTTTAATTAATTTATAACCTAACAATTAAACCAACCCCGAATTGATTAAATGTCAAACCTGTTCGTCTACCACGACTAAAGGATTCCAACATCATACCAGTACCAACGGCACTAATTAAAGAACCTAATAACATTAATCCTCTACCCTTATACTCGTCAGTCCTAACAAGTTCACTACCAAGATACATTATAACACCACCAGTTGTCGTAACAATTAAACCCTTGTAATAATGTTTGGTTTTTAATACGATGTTATTAAAATTTGGTGAGTTTATGTTCAATTGTCCGTATGACGTTAACCCAATAACTAACATTGTGAATAATAGTAATTTTTTCATAATCTTTTATTTTATTCTATAACTAGACATTTTTTTTGTTTTCAGTTGTTAATATTTCATACATAACATCATCCATTACAAGGTCATATATGTTAGAGTGTTTGTCATTGAAGTCGTAACCAATAATATATTCATCACTTATCAAAAAATTCTGTAAAAGTTTGATATTTTTTGAGTTCTTTAGGTTACCTTCAAGGTAATTTATCATGTCCTGGTAGTATGGGTTTATTATAATACCATCAATAACCTCTTCGTCTTCCTCAAAATAACCTTCACCACAACAATTTTCACATTCCTCCTCAATAATCTCACCCTCATCATCGTATTCATCAACTTGACCATTACCATTACATTCAAAACAAATTGCGTCATTCATCTCAGTTAGGTAGTTAATATCTAAGACATTACAATTACCGTTGTTATTATAATCATAAATTAACCTACTAATACATCTTAACATTTCACCATGTTGGGTTTCAGCTTCACCCTCTGATGGTACTAATTTATCATATAATTCCTTATATTGTTCACTATATGAAGCGTCTTGACCCCAGTATGACTTCCCTAATTCAGTTGTTAACTTTTCCATAATACTCATATTTTTTGTTGTTACATTACAAATATAGGTAAAATATATTAAATGGCCTCATGTAAGAATATAAAACTACCCGTTAAAAAATATTTTTTAAGTTCATCCCACTCCCAAGGACCACCATTTTTACTTCCACCCACCAACTCATGTGGTAAATAATTGACAGCATACACGATGGTTTTTTCAGGATTAATTACTTCCTTGTAACTAAAAGAATATGTTTTTAAACTCATTCCGTATTGGTTTTTAAATAACAGCCCATCTAATTTTGTTAGGTCCTGTGTCTCATCATCCCAATCAAACGCCTCTTGTATCTTAGAAACCCACTCAAAGCCATTCATCTTCTTCACCATTTATTGATTGGTCCTTAATGTATGTTTCTAAAACCCTTGATGCTGCAAGTGAGGCAAGTCTTAGACGATGAAACTCATCATCCTTAATTTCATTAAAACTTGAGTAGTGGGTGAAACAATAGTGAAACCCTTCTTGGTTTATTCTCTGTAATACGTATTCTGCGTCTTCTATTTTCATTTTATTTATTTTAAATTAATACCCATGAACCACTAATAAAATTATCTCTGATATCCCCCCAATTCCATCCACCACCATTACGTGACCCGTTAGGTTTTAATTCCTTGGGTCTTAAGGCTGTGTCGTATATTAATGTTTTATTAACATCAGTAGTGTGGTCATAACTAAAACTATATGTAGGGTGACTTAACCCACAAAGTGTCTTAAATAATACACCATCTAAGGATTTAAGGTTGAAACCCTTATTATAAAAATTTATAGCCGGAATATCTACTAACCAATCAAAATCACCCATTTTTCAAGAATTTATGTGTAAAATTATTTAAACCAGTAGGCCAAATCAACACATGTAATTGGTCCACTGATGTTTTATATGTGTCATTAGACGAATCCCCAACCAATTTGATTACTATTGTACCTTTAGAATTGGGTCCAGATATGATAGCGAATTGTTTTCCTCGTACCGATTCTAAAAAACTTTGGTGGTGTGGAATGTGGAATGTGGAACCCACATTAATGTCGATGTTGTTATTAACTCTTTTTTGTTGTAACAATAACATAAATTCACTTTTTTCAAACACCAATTCACTTTTTTCAAACCTCAAAGGTTTTACATATTTTTTTATTGTTAACCCAAAGGTTATTATATTACTTATCACAATAAAAATTAACAAACCAACAATTATTAACTGTGTTACTTCCATTTTATTTAATTTAGTTAAATATACTAATAATTATCATAACTATCTAATTCATAATCAAGATAAACCCCTATTAAGAGTAAAATTCTATAATATATTTGAATTTTTTCATAATTTTTTTCTTATAAAATTAAATATTAATATTGAACCTTGATGTGATGTTTCCATTGGGATTGTGCCACATCTCCTTAATAAGTCTAATGGTGAAACATAATTAAGACCATAGTTATCAAAGGGGGTTACACCACTAAAATCAAAAACAATATTATCATTTACAAAACTCGGGTAGTTTATATAGTCCTGATTACACATAATATCTGAGGCAGTTGATTCGTGAAAACTATAACCCAATTTAAATAACTCATGGTATAACCATAACCTTTCAGTAGAACTCTCACAATAACAAAATTCATTCTTTTCTAACATAATCACCACAATTTATGTAAAAATAAAAAAAAAGTTGACATGGCCAACCTTTTTTCACATCTTTTTTTTTAGATGAGTTTATAACTTTCTTAAACAACTTTTTAATAACCAAACTCTACACCTATTTTCATTAAGTATTTCAGAATAATTATCAGAATGACCAAACACTTTATCAACGTTGTCTTTTACAACACAACATCTCACAGGGTTACCTAATGAGTTATTATACACATGTGTCCACTCCTCAGGAACCATGTCAATGTGTGTTGTTGGGATGATGCTCCCGAACCATTTAACTTTTTTTGTCCATGTCTCTTTCATCTCTGTATTTTCTATATAAATATCAGTCATTTCTACGATTTTTAAATTTTGTGAATCTGTGTACTAATAAACAGAACGTGATTAATAATAATAATATACCCATACTACAAGTATAGGTATTATTTTCCAATAAAAATCAATTAAATAAAGTTATTTTTTTAACCCTTTCTAAAATCATCAGCCAACTCATTAAATGTTTCACTTAAAATTGGGTTATTTTGTTTATCCCTCAGTAGTGTAGTTACATTAAACCCACTAACAGTTATTATCTCTTTATCAAAGGTTAGTTTACCAATTGGTGTCTCCATTTCTATTAGTTTTAACAAATATAGTTATTTTTTTATGTATCACATCGATTACTTTATTTTTCTAATAATTTCTAACAAACACATAGCAACACGAGTATCACTATCAAACATTTTGGTTAAAGATTTTTCCTCGTTTATGATATCAATTAGTTGGGTTGTTGGACCTTCGATGGGTTTAAGATGGTCAAAACCTAACTCCTCGTTCAGGTCAACCCCATAACCCCTCATTTTACGAAACATCATCTCAGACAATGTCTCACCATCCAATATTAACTGACCCTTATCATAAAGTTTTAAACTATCCAATATAGATAACATACACTCAGCCATATTATGTTTTTTATTTTCACCCATTTTATTTTATTTTAACAACATAGTGATAGTTGATTGTAATAGTCATCGTATTGTTGACGTAATATTGATTCATATAATTTATATTTTTTAGTCATCAGGATACGAAACCCAAGTGATGAAATTTTTTCAGTACTTTGATTAATTTTAGTTAACATAATACACACACGTTCCAATTTTTCATCAATTGACATTCTCGGATACGTTGATTCTAATTCATTATGAGCCGTTTCTATATCATCATCAATTTTTTCGATGTGGTCCTCTAACCAACTAAAATTATCTTCCATTTTGGTATTGGTTGATTCTTGCGATGTCTCTACGTTCTAAATCATTTAAAACATATAGTTCCGATATTAAAAACTCAACGTTATAACCTGTTTTTTCAAACAACTCAGTAAAATGTTTATCGATGTTACACGCTTCAGATTTGGTAATTAACTCCTCCAAACTATTCAAATGTTCGGGTTTATACCCATTAAGTGTTTTAATGTCATCAAATACAAGACTAAATAATGTAATTAATTCTCGTTTTTCATTTACACCCACCTCACCAAGACTTTCCTTAAATTTAGAAAACATTTTAGCTATTGTTGCTGTAAAAATATCACGTTCACCTTTAATAAAAGGGTATCTAATTTGTATCATAATTCCTTAAAATATTCGTGTTTGGTTTGAATTCCGTGTTCAATCATGTCTTCAGTTGTCAACTCTTTTTCCTCATCACACATAGTACAATACCATTTTGTAAAACATCTTGGGTGTGTTTTTGTTAATAACCAATCATGGTCACCACCATTTAAACAATCCGCCTTAAATGGTTCATAACTAAATGTTGTGGATGTCATGAATGTAAATGTTTTATTACATCCACAACATGTTTGTTGGTACTTCTCATCTTCTCCATACCCATAACCATCATCGTGGTCAATATCTTGTGATTTACCACAATAGGGGCAATCTATATCATTTAACATATTTAATTATTTTTATTTTAGATTTATGTAAATATACAAAAAAAATAATCCATATATCAATAAATTATATGGATTATTTTTAAATTATTTTTCTATTGGTAAAGGGTTTCTAACAATGAAAATAAAAAGTTCATTATAAGCCCTAAGAATATCATTACTAAGTGTTGAAACTTTCATCACTAATGTTAAGTCATTATATTCTGTATTAGTTTCATCAAATGAATAACTTATAAAATAAACAACCGATAATAACCAATTCCAATCACTATCAAATCTTAAAATATCAAAAGTATTATTACTTTCATTTGGTATTTTTAAAACCTCATCACTATCAAACCAACCCAAATCAGTTTTTTCCATACCAATATAATTGGCAATTTTAATGTTATTTTCACAATTCATAATCTTATAGTGTTTAATGTGTGAAACAAAGATACAAAATCTTTATTGATATTCCTAATTATTTTAAATAAAAAAAGGAATATATTTCTATATTCCTTTTTTCTTTCACATTAAACATTAAGCGTTATGAAGACTTAATTTTTTTATTTGTTCATCTTCCCAAAATTTTATAACTTCTTTTTAGTCTTTAAATAATGCGTCTTTTTTCGGTTGGTTTAAAAATTCTGTAATTTTCTCTGTAGAAATTGCAGTAGAGAATTCATCCACTTCCTTTGTAGAAGAAAATACCAAAACAAAACCATCAACCTTCATAAATTGATTACTTGAAGATTGTAATTCGCCAGTTCTTATGAGTAATAAGTATTTAATTTCCCCTTTACTTTCTAAAATTTTAAAGTCAAATTTTAAATTCACTAAAAATTGAAAATTCCACTTACTTCCATACAAAAAGTAACCACCTGATTTACTCTTAATAGTCATTGTTTTGGTAAGCTCCTTAACATTATTTTCTTTCGCAGTCTTTACCCATTCTTCATACTTTGATTTGGCTTCTGCAATTGCGTTTAAAAAGTCTTGATGCTGGTTTTGGTCAATTGTTATTCCGCCTTTTTCGTGTGTTCTGTCTAAAGACATTGCGTCAATATAAAGAGAAAACTTCTCCTTTTCTTTCGCAGAAATTTGAATTTCGTATGTTTTACCACCGTATGTATTATCATAACTAGTGAATTTTTCTTGTGCATTGCTTTTTACCGCTATCAATGTAAAAAAGCAAATTGCTAATATTTTAAAATAATTGTTCATTTTTTATTTGAATTTAAGTTGTTTAATTTTCTTACTCGTAAGGCTTTTCGGTGTCGCCCCGTTTTTTTAAATGGTAGCTGAACTCCATTAATTATTTTTTCGTCATTTTATAGAAACTTTCAAGAAGTATCAAAAGTCGGTGGTTCCCTCGTTTGTGTCATTCCGTTGTGTCATTCCGTTGTGTCGTTTTTTAAACTTGCCCATAACTATAATATTTAATTGATTAATATTTGCCTATAACAAAGATACAAAACCTTTATTGATATTCCTAATTAATTTTGTTATTTAATACATATTTCATGTAAAAAAACTTCTGCTTCACTACCACCACCATATTGAATTAATATTGCGAAATCGTCAACGATGTCTTCGTCAGTTTCGTCAAAGTCTTTTAATAACTCTTTTATATCTTCTATTTTTGTAATAGTATAGTCATTACCCTCAATTGGGTCGGGGTCGTTCCAAACTAATTCTACTTTGCTCTCAATAGCGTTAATTAATTGGTTAAAATTTTCCATAACTCTTATAGTGTTTAATGTGTGAAACAAAGATAATAAAACTATTTCAATTATCCTAATTATAATTGAAATAGTTTTTTATTTATTTACCGCTCTAATTTAAACATAACAAATTCATAATCATTAGGAATATCATTTAACATATTTAATTATTTTTATTTTAGATTTATGTAAATATACAAAAAAAATATTATTTACCTTTTTGAATTCTGAATGGTTTCATTACAACAATACCCAACCACTTGGAGTATTTATCAAAATCTAAACCATAGTTAGATACTTGTTTTAATATTCGTATTTTTCGTTTTGTATGTTTAATTTTATCTAATAAATTATAGATGTGTTTTTAGTAAATAAAACTAAACTTAAGTGTTTTATTTGGTGTTTTGTAATCTAAATAATAATTATTAATTTTTTTCTTCATGTGATTTTAATACTTAGATAAACACTCGGGTCATCTTGTTCCGTTCCAACTCGTTCAACTTTGTAACCCCTTGTTATTAGGTTATCTATAGTTACTTTCTTACCAAAAGTTTGAACCTGACAATACTTGTTTCCCCTTTTCTTAGCTTCAAAAATCACAAGGTCACACATTAGTTCCTCATCCAATTTTTTTATTAGATGAAAAGGTGTTTTATTTTCAAACATTTAATTTTTCTTTAAGTTTTTCAAGTTTTTCCATCATAATATCATCATTACGATATTTGTGTTTTATCTCCAACCACATATCATTTAAGGTTTCTTTTGAATCATCATCATGTTCACCATTGTTTTCAACAATGTGACCAATCACAACATCCAACATTAACCAACCCATGCCACTCATTTCAACATGAGTTCCTTCCTCAACACCAATTTCATACTCTGTCATATTTTTATTTTATTTTAATTTATTGTATAGCTCGATTATCAAATAACACTTCATGTGTTAATCCATCTGCGTCGATAACTTTGGTAAATCTATGTGTAAGACCATACACATATTTATCTTATGGTTCCCCTATTATCTGAACTATCTGTGATGGTGTGTCATAACGACCAGCTAAATATGAAAGGACTGATGGGTCAGATAAACATGCAACATATGAATTATCAAAAGGTTTATACCACGTTACAACCATCTTAAGTCTCATTATAGGTGTTTTATTTACCATGTTTCCCATTTGTTAATGATAGACCATGAATAACCCCCGAAAGGAAGTCATCTTCATTTAATTCTAACCCAACAATATGTTTACCAACGACATTCCCGATTAAATTACCTAAATCTGACATATCTGACCCCATGTGACCTAAGTCGGTCCCAACGGAGATAAACTTATCTTTTTCCAATGATTTGATTAAATCACCCATTACTTCGTTGTATTGATTTTCTTTCATAGTACTAATCTTAATTGATATTCATATGCATAAATAGGTTGGTTATCTCCAAGTCCTATATTAAAACCGTATTTGGTGACTTCAATTATTTTATAGATTTCATCACCCTCGTGAAAATCAATACCAAAGTTATCATACCTCACTTCATCACCTACATTCATATTGTAAATATAGGTATAATACTTTGAATAAACAAGGCATAAAAAAAAATCTTTTCAGAGTTTATATTTTAATTATTCGTTGTGACCCCGATACATCCATGTCATATCATCGTCTTTTAGTTTATTAAGTTCCTCCATGTAACCAATCAGAATATCCTCAGGTTTTTCATTATAGAACAAATCAAGAAATTGTTTCTCGGTATGTCTACCCAACATTCCTTTTAAATCAATAATTAGTTCATCATCATCACCAGCTATATCATAAATTAAATCCGTTATAATATCAGAAAAATCATCACCACCATTTAATGTACCGTATTTAATGTTTGGATTTAAAGTATCCATGGTTTTAAAACTATCAAATATATGGTCATCTAAACCATAATCAAATGTTGATATCTCATATGAACCAATACCGTTCTTAATATATGTATGGTTATTTCTGAATGAGGTTTCAACCACTTCCAAATCCTCAGGAAGTAACCCGATGGTTGTTGTAACTTTTTCAGCAAATTTTAAATACAATTCATCAATCTCTCTTAATAAGTTATCATATTCATTGGATAAAATTTCAGGGATTTCTGACCTTTCAACCTTAAGATTAATTTTATTTCGTAAAACATTAATATCTGGTTTACCATCCCACGTACCCAATTCTGAATATTTTGTTATTTTCATCTCTTCCTTTATTATTTTCTTAATACCCATATTAATAAATATAACAAATTTCTTTAATAAAACAAAAAAAAAGGTGAGTTAAATAACTCACCTTTTTTTTATATATTTATGTTATTTAACACCAATCTCACCACTAAGTATTTTAGCTCCTAAGATAGATTCTAATAATCCATTTCCACCTCCTTTACCACCACTACCAGTCATAACAGTTTTTGGTAATACTATCCCATTAGGACCAGATAATGCTTTCATCATATCTACTTTAGCATCCAACGTCATTTGAAGTCTTTTTTCAGGTGAGATACCAGCTGCTACATTCATACGAATTTTATAAGCTTCAGCGTCAGCAGTTACTTTAACTCTTTGTGACTTTTTTATCTCAGCCGCTAACAAGTTGATTTCTTCTTGTTCTTTATATTTAGCTGACTTAGCTTTTGTCTCAGCTGTTATTGTCTCTTTTAACATTTGTTTTTCAAGACTAACCCTTACCTCAGCTTTCTCACGTTCCCCTTTAGCTATTGTTTTTTGAGTTTTATAGTACTCTTTTTCAGCTTCTTGTTTTTCAATTTGGGTTTGTGCTACTTGTTCTTTTTGTAGTTTAAGTCTTTGGTCAAAACTATACTCCCAATCGATGTTAGTTACAGCCGCTTGTTGTACTGTTAATCCATATCGTTTAAGTGAATTAGATGCGTCCCTAATTGGGTCCCCATTTTTATCTCTACGAATTCTGTATCGTTTTTCTCTTTTCTCATTATCAACACCACCTTTTGCTACGGTTCTTGAACTATCACCTTCCGTTATTACAACTTGTTCAATGTCTTCATACACTTCTTCAGTTAAATACATCCCATTTTCCATTTGGTCTTTAAGGTAGTAGTCAAATTGTGGTGCTGCTCCTGATATGTAATCCTGTGCATCCATCAACTTACAAGTATTTTTAAGTGCTTGGTCATAGACAGGGTAAATACGAGCGAAGACTAATTTATGTTCTGACCTATTTTTATCAGCCATATCTAGAAATAATTCCTCATCTTGATAATTTATTGAGACAATTAGTGAGGAAGCTATATCAGCTTTAATAGCATCTGCAAACTCCCTTCGTTGTGCTTGTCGGTAATAAATACCACCCTCTAATGGTAGTTCACCAACATTATTACCATCCTTATCTTTTTTTAATATGATGTCCTGCATCGCTATCTCAAAAGATATTGGGATTGTCCTTCCGAACATTTTTAACTTAATACCTTGTGTGGTTACGGCTTTATCACCACCCCATAGGTATTGTATTGCTGTTGCTGTACCAGCGTCATTATTGAAGAATAACCCACTGAACATTGTGAAGATAAACCCCAACCCACCCATCATGAGTGTTCTTTTGATTGTCCACTCCCTGAGAAATACAGGTAAATTGTCTGCTGGTGCTACATTTTTTACAATGATTGCCGCGATTGCTAATAGAATAATAATAATACCTAATAATGTCATTTGTTTTTGTTTTTAATAAAATTCTGTTTACCTACTCTCTTCATAATTTTTCGGTTACCCCCATATTAACTTGGTATAAAGATAGTGTAATTTATTCTAATTCACACTATAAAATATGTTTTTTTTTTAAAATAAATTAAATTACTGATGGTTTGTTGTTTTCATCTACTTTTACGTAGGTGAAAACACCTTCCGTAACCTTAAATCTTTTTCCCTCACCTAACTCACGGTTGACCCATGATTCAATATTGACTGTAATGGATGTTCTACCCACTTTCACAACATCAACATAACAACATAATGTATCACCAACAAACAATGGTGATTTAAATACCATATCATTAATAGCTATGGTAACAACCTTAGATTTAGCAATCTTTTTAGTTATCACACTCCCAGCTAAATCCATTTGACTTAATAACCACCCACCGAATATATCCCCCGAGGGGTTTGTGTCAGCTGGCATCGCTACAACCCTAATGGCTAACTCACCCATACTCTCAACATTTTTATCTAATACACTCATAAAACACTAATCAAAATATTCTTTAAAAAAATTTATAATCATGATGGTCATCATTATGATGAAACCTGACATGAAGATGTAACTAAAAACATGTATTAAACATTCAAAAAAAATATAACGTCTAAAAAAGATATTATTCATTTTGAAAAAAATCGTTGTCATAAAACTAATAATTGTCACATATGTGATGTATTTATTAATACCCATAACCATAAATAGTCTGGGAGTTTTATTTTAATACGGTAACCAATAGTTTTCTTCCACCAACTCAGATACTGTACTAAATTTCACTCTAAAGGTTCTGCCTATTTCCTCATTATCTATGGTATCAACCAAGACCTTAAACACCACATAATCATCATTTACAGATGTAATTTCTAGGATGATTTCCATACCCTCAGTGATTGGTGTATTATCCATAGTATTACAACTGTGTTCATTAATTGTAAATTTAACCCCCACATAAAGTGTTGGTGGGTCAAAGACCCAATTAAAATCACTCATATTAATTTGGGGATTTAAGTCCGAATACGTTTTTAAATGGATTAATCGTTCTATCATAACCACTCAACATAGTGTCTTTATGGTGTATATCATAGAACTCACCCTTACCTGGTAATGTTAAATCTGTTGTTGTTTTATACTCACAATACAACAATTTGAGTTGTTTTTCGAAATCTATTGCTCCCTTAGCTTGAAACTCTTCTTCCCTTAAAACACCAACTATTTCAATGTTTTCTCTACCAGCGTAACGATGTTCAGCAAATCTACTCACAACTGAATTTTTGGTATAACCAACCTTTAACATATCAACACCACCAACTTTCATATGGACCAAATACACTTTATGTGTCCCATAACATGAATCAATTTTTGTCTCAATATAATCCATCAACTTAGGGTGTTCTCGAATAATGTCACCCATAGTATCAATTCTTGTCTCTAAATCAGTGGTGTTTTTGGTGGATAGGTATTTTTTATATAAACTATCCATTAATTTACTTAATTCGTTTTTTTAAACCACTTAGTATCATACGAGTTATAGCGAAGAATGTCACAATTGAAAACACCGATATAACTGAGTACAATGCGTATCTATAATCATCTATAAATCCAGCTGTTAATAGTGAAAATAACCAACCAATACCTATTAATAGTGTTATTGTAGGTGAAATGACTTTTGTTTCAATAAACTTGTCCATCTTTACAGCTTTCTCACTAACAATCAACCTTCGGATTGCATCCTGCATATCCACACCATAGGCTGGTTCTTTCGTTTCACTTCCATCCACCTCTAAGATTGTGACCAAGTACTTAAAGTACCCTGGTGATGTCTTCGATGCTTCAATCAATACAGCTTCTTTAGCTTTACGTTTTTCTTTCATCTCTTTCCTTTTATAAATTTATGTTTTTTAATATTACCCCTTATTGGTTTTGATGTGGTGTAATCTTCAAAGTGTCTAATCATATCCCATAAGGTTTGTTGACCATATTCCGTTACTTTGGTAATATCTATTCCGTGGGATACTCCATTGGTTAATGAATACGGACCTTGTGGTGTTATGTCCATACCCCACAATTTCTTACCCACTTAACCCACCATTCAAGATTATCATAACCCCACTTACCAGTTAACAAGAACTTAAATGGTATTAACACCATAAGTAAAGTCCACACTATTGGTAATAAGATGACACTAAATCGGTAAAACACATTTGTTACCCTTTTAGGTGTTTTATAGAATTCAAATGGAGCAAACCTTACAATTTCTTCATCTCTAATCCATCTTTTTTGGGTTTCAGTTAAATCTCTGATATCATCATACAACCATTTTTTAACCTCAGCTTCACTAACCCTTACCTTATTTATCATTTTCATATGTCTGTTATTTCAAAGTTATCAGATGATGACCAAAAATCTTCATCAGTTAAATCATGAACTTCGTCGTTGATTTTATTAGCTAGTGGTTCCCAATCTTCCCAATCAGAGTTATTGATTATCCAATCGATACCCTCATAACCACTATCCATGACATCATCAATGTCTTGCATCCACTCCATACTATCCGTACTATGGTTGTTTTTTTCAGCATAGTACTCAGCTCTATCTTCAGCTACCGTTTCCAAATCAATCTCAAACTGACCCTCGGGTGTGTTAATTCTTATTACTTTCATTGTATTTATTTTTTTTAACTTGTTCTGAAATATACTCAAACCACTTATTTATGTTGTGGATTGGTTCCTTAGGGAAAATTGTCTTACTTACGATTATTGTTGTCATAACTATTATTTTTCAGTGTTTTTAAGTGTTTTTATTTCTTTATATGTTACTAGTTTTTTACTATCTGATTGTTCGACGAATTCTAAAACATTTAATCTTTCGGCTATCCTAACCATTTGACTTTTATGACCCATAGTTTTAAAAAATGTACTACAAACTATTTCTTCATCATCTTCCGATTTGTGACATATAAAATGTGTTTGTTTTTCAACACAATCTTTTATAATTCCTTTTACCGTTTTTGGACTTACAATTCTATCTTCAGATAGTAAACAATTTTTACAACATTCCTTAAACACTTTCAGTCCCATAATCTTTTAGTTTTATTTATTATCACGAAGATACAATACTTTTTATAATAAACCTAATAATCCATTAAAATTATCCATCTTATGACTTCTTTAAATTTTCAACACTTGTGTTTAAATTAATAGCTTGTATTGCTTTAATTATTTGATTAGATGACGATATTGTTGTAATAAAAGTATTGGTTTTAATTCGTTTAGGTATAATAGTAACCCATTCTTGGATTGGTAGTGTGTCTGAACATATAAACTCCATTAACACACCATCTTCAATGGCGTTATATAGTCTTTCTATTGCTGGACCACTTAAAACGCCATGTGTTACAATTGACCTAACGGATTTACCACCTTTTTCTAATAAGTTTTTAGATGCCTCAATTAATGTCCCACATGTATCAGCCATATCATCCACTATAAGAATGTCTCTACCCGTTACATCACCAATCAAAACCATCTCATCAATTTCGTTTGCCTTAGACCTTGTTTTATCAATCATAACCATTGGAATGTCTATGTTGTATTTCTCTCTCATTCGGTCTCTAACACCCTTCACACGTTTAGTTCCACCAGCATCGGGACTACACAATACCAAGTTACCTGAGGTTTTGTCGTAAAGTTCTTTTATTTTTTCAGCGAACAAGTATTTACCTTCCATGTGTATCACTGGTATATTGAAGAAACCTTGGATTTGGTCAGCGTGTAGGTCAAATGTAACAATGGAGGTTGCACCCCTATTCTCAATCATTTCAGCAACAACTTTAGCCCCTATTGACCCCCTAATTTTGTCTTTTTTATCTTGCCTTGCGTATGGAAAATATGGTATGATTGGTATGATTTCTTTAGCTGCTGCTCTTTTAGCACCATCAATTGCCATATTTAATTGGATTAGTTTATCTGAGTTGTCGGGTGATGATACAATATAAACTCGTTTACCCCTCACCGAGGTCTTAAAATCTACACTAACTTCACCATCTGAAAAAATTTCAGTATTAACGTCACCAAATGGTAGTGTCACATCAGCACCCATTTTTAACACTTGTTTGAAAATTTCATCAGAAAAATCCTTTCTATCATCTAAAAAAAATATAATTGTCTCCATGTTTTTTTATTTATTTGATTTTATTATCTAATTTAAATGATATCATGTCCATAATTGATGTAATGACTAGTGGTATGTCTTCCTTAGATATCCCATTCACCATGTAATAAAGTTCCATTACATTGTTATCCAATATAGTGGTTATTTCTTCTTTTATTTCATTTTCTAAACTACTCATATCTATTTATTTTGAACAAATATAACAAAAATATATTAAATACACAAATTTTTCTAAACTTTTATTAAATTAATTTGGCCTATTGACTGATTATCCTTATATTGTAGTATGAAAAACTTAATAAAATATATTATATTGTTTATATCAAT